GTCGTAATCTAAACTTTCACTCATTACGCCAATAACATAGTTAGTTGATTCGTTCTCCTGGAGTGCAGTTTGTTTCTTCGACGTGTCCGAATGCTTGTTGAACCAAGGAATAGGAGTGTTTCTGGGTGCAGGTGCTTGATATTTAATACCAATGTCTTTGAGAGCACCTGCTGCTGTGTAGTCTACAAAATCTTTAAGGATGTTGGCATTGAGACCAATCACTGGCCCTTGGTTGAACAAATAGTCAGCCCAGGCTTTTTCTTCACGGATCACATCCGTATACAATTGGTAAACTTCTGCTTCGCATTCTGCTTTGGCAGCGGCAAATCGTGGATCTTCTTTGATCACTTGGTTGATGATCCAGGCAGTCCAGTCTCGGTGCAGAATTTCATCCTGCAGGATTAAGCTGATGATGTTGCCATTGCCAATAAAAATACGGTTCTCCACCATGGCCAGTGACGTGGCAAAACTTACCATGAACCTGAATGCTTCCAATGCGTAACTGGCGTTCAGTGCCATCCAGATTGCCCGGATGTGTGCTGCCTCGCTGACAGGAACTTCTAATTCTTTTTCACAGTTGACCATGTGCAAGTGGTCATAGTAACGGCCCACACTGCTGGCCATGTCCACAATCTCTCGGGTGTTGTGAATGGTGTTGAACACATCCTTGGGCACATTGTAGATGTTGCGAATGATGTGACTGTAACTTCTACTGTGGATGTTGGTTTCCATAAACGACCATACCATCACCAGTGCTTCGAGTTCAGGAATGGAACATACAGGACTAAACACTTGTACTGGACCACGGCCTTGCAAACTATCTAAAGCAGTCTGTCGTAATAAATTACTTGTAAAGATATGACGAACTGTGTCACTTGCCTCTTTAAAGTCGTTAGCATCTTTGGTTAACGATACTTCTTCAGGTACCCAAAAGAACCCTCTTTGTTCCTGCTCAAACTTACCAAGTTTTTGATATTTAATTTCTTCAAACCTTTGTATTGTGACAGGTCCAGCAGGGTCGAGGAACATTTTCCTGCGTGTATAATCTGTTTTTGTTGATAAATCATATTGCGCTCGTGACATATTTTTCCTTACAGTTGTCAAAGTGCCAACGACTCATTGATAAGAATCCGCCTTCTTTTTTACAATGCGGACATACCTTATTAGCTCGCGGCTTTAATTTCATTGATGCTCTAGTTTTGTTTTTTGATTCTTCTTTGTGTTTAGCAGGTCCATTACCGCCATTGGCCCGTTGCGCTTTACTTATGTTTGCTCTGTGTTCGGCACTTTTTGGCTTACGCATTTTTGCTTTTGTTTCTTCTGACTTAGGTACACCTTTAGCTAATTCAGATGCTCTTTTTCTTAGCCAGCCAAATAGTTTGTTATTCATCCTGGCTTCTGTGTTATGTATAGTCAGTAGCGTTTGGTGGTTTATAATATAACCCACCAACCGCATACGATACTGTCATCATCTTTTCAATATTCAGGATACGAGTATTAGTAGGATGTATTTTAACAAGGAGTTGGTGAGCAACAAAATGCTCTTCCAGGGTTAAATAAACTAGGTTAGATTCATCATCTGTGCCACCAAGACACTGCGGAACTATGTGATGTTTTTCAACATAGCCTTTGTTGACCCTGCTCAATGCACGATTTATTAGGTTATTATAAATTTCTTGATAGTTCATAGTTTACAGGCCAAACAATCCTCTTGCTGTTTCTTCAAACTTGGCAATCTTGGAATATTTTACTTCTTCAAAGCGTTGAATGGTCACTGGACCCGCTGGATCCAGGAACATCTTGCGATTTAAATAATCTGTTTTGGTGTTTAGATTATACTGTTGTTTGCTCATATTAAATTATGTTCTTCAAGTTCTTTGCTAATTATATCTGCTATCAGTTGGTGACCTAATTTCGTTGGGTGTTGACTAATAGGATTTAAATGCTTGCTGTTAACTAAAAATTCTACTCTATTGCTATCAATGTTCCACGTTGAAGTATGATATTTTTTATCTATATCTTGTATACCTGTTTGTAGTGCCATTTGAGACAACAAATCACGTGTTTCAAAATCATTGTGTCCTAAAAAATTATCAAGTTCAAAACTATACTTATGTGTGTTAAAAGTATCAAACCATAAATTTTTAATACCATTCCCTTTATAGAACTGATTAATAAATTGAATTTCTTCTGTTAGTAGTTGAATTTCATGTTCATGATTATAATAATTTAATACATAACTTTTGATAGCAGAGTCTAAGTTAGTATCATTGAACATAACGTTCTGTGCAACTTTCTCTTTGACATTATAAACATAGTTTCTTGCAGTTGATGTTATACCATGCAATACTACAATTTCTGCATTCTCTTTTACAAGGTCTTTATAACTGTCTGAATTAAAAAATTTCTTTAACCTAAAAAATTGACGCTGATTACCACTGCCAGGCATTGAAAAATTTATATTTTCTATGTTATATTTCTTAGATAGTATTCCTCTGAAACTGTGTTCATCATTGATGCTTGGATTCCAAGCATCAATGCGATATTCAGGCCCTCGCATTCCGTCAACGTAATGAGCGCCCACTCCGTGCGTCCAACTACATCCAAAAGTTACTAATATTTTTCTTGTCATACAATGCCTTTTTATAGTTTGCAAGATTCGCAATCTTCTTCGGCATCAAAATTGATTGGTTCCAGCATTGCGGGTGCTATCTCGACGGGAGATTTACTCCCTTGTTTGTTGATCAAACTATAATAAAAAGTTTTTAACCCCCACACATGTGCCTGCATGAGATTTCGAGCAATTAATGTTGTAGGCACTTTGCGGTCTGCAAAATGTGCAGGATTGTAGAATGTATTGGTACTGATACTCTGATCCACATACGCTGCAATCACTGCTGCTGTCTTGAGATAGCCTTCGCAGTCCTTTTGTTCCCACATCATCTGATACTTGTTTTTTAATTTATGATACTCAGGCACCACTTGAACAAAACTTCCAGCCTTGCTTTCTTTTACACTTATCAGACTCATTGGCAACTCAATGCCATTTGTACTGTTGATTACCACTGAACTAGACTCCACCGGTGCCACTGCCATCTGTGTGGCATTACGTACACCATGTGTTTTCATATTTGTGCGTAGTGTTTCCCAATCTAATTCAGGTGAAAAATCTGTGAGTTCATTTACACCACGGGCTCGTAGTTCCCAAGGAAACACCCCTTGGCCATAACGTGTATGTTCACTGCCTAAACAAGCACCACGTTCCTGTGCCAGCTCTACACTGACTTCTGTTAGATAGAATGACAAGTGTTCCATCCAGGTTTTGACTTCGGCTAGTGCATCTTTTTCGCCGTACTTGAGATGCCGCTTGGCATGCCAATAAGCAAGATTGGTTACACCAATACCCAGTGGACGAATCTCATCGTTGCTTAGTTTAGACTGAATGGAGAGAAAGTCTTGGTAATCAAGTATATTGTTAAGACTGCGGTGTAAAATGCGGCAAGCACGCCGCATGTCTTCTGGATTACGGAATGCTCCCCAGTTGATTGACCCGAGTGTGCAAAGAGCAATGCGGCCATCAGCATCATCAAGACGCTTGAAAGATTTAGTAGGTAAAAGTATTTCACAGCATAGGTTACTCTGGTAGATGGTATGATACTCAGGATCAAAAGGTCCTTGGCTCATCACATTGTCAATGAACACTAGATATATACGTCCAGTGTCTGTTCGTTCTTTGAGAATACCACTCTTGAAAACTTCCTCCGCAGCCATCGTCTTTTTACGTAGGCCTTTCTGCTTTTCGTATTTGACATACAGCTCTTCAAAAAGTTTAGTATTTTTATAAAATGCTTCATATAAGTCGGGTACCTCATTGGGGTCAAAGAATGTTATGTTTTCCTTGTTCTTGAATCGCCGCCAGAAAAATGCGGATAGAACCACACCATAGTCCATGTGTCTAACACGGGTTTCTTCTGTGCCTTGATTGTTCTTGAGCACAATAAGATCATCGAACTGATGATGCCATATGGGATAAAACACCGTAGCACTTGCATTGCGGATACCCCCTTGGCTGCAACTTCTTAGATCGCCAAACCATTTCTTCAAAAAAGGAATCATGCCAGTGTGCATGATCTCACCACCGCGAATGGGACTACCCAATGGGCGTAAGCGTCCAATCTCCAATCCAATGCCAGCACGTTTACTAGCATACTTGGCCATCATTTCTCCACTAGCAAAGATACTGTCCAAATCGTCGTCACTGCGAATAAGCACACAACTACTAAATTGCTTGGTCGGAGTTCCTAGGCCAGCCAACACAGGGGTAGCCAATGTAAAAAGACCATCACTAGCAGCATTGTAGTATTCTTTGATGTAGCGCATTCTTGCTGAGTTCGGTTCTTCCGAGTGAAATACAGTAGCGGCCGCAACCATATATCGAATTTGTGGAGTTTCATATGTTTCCTTAGTGGCACGATTCTTCACAAGATACTTTTCAATCAATTGCTCAATAGCAGCATAGCTGAGTGTTTCATCTTTGCTGTGGTCAATCATATCATTCATGCGATTCCAGTCATCCTCCGTGTACCATTCTAATAGTTCAGGAGTGTAAAGACCAGTGGCCACATTCTTTTTCACAAGCTCATACAAGTGTGGAGGATCGTAGCTGCCATACACATCTTTACGCAACATCGATAGTCGTTGTTTACCTGCCACATATTGATAGTTGGTATGTCCAACATCAGGATTTGATTCTACATCAATGAGATCCACAATGGCTCTCAATGTAACACCATCAATTTCTTTAGTAGTGATGCCATCATAAAAATGCATCTGAGCGTTGATTTCTACCATGCTTTGACTTACGTCTGCTATACCCGAACATACCTTGGCGATTTGTGTTTGCCATTTTTCTAGACTCAACGCTTCTTTTCTGCCGTTGCGTTTGATAACTGTGATCTGTGTCATTTCTTCTCAATATAGTTGTAGTTTTACTTCGCGCTGTGCGATGCGATGTTTGTTCTG